GTTAGGTTCAAGCAAGCTATACGGTTTCTCGTTGGACACTTATACGAAAACCGCGAAGCAACGGTAGAGCAAGCGTTAACTGACTTGCCGTTAGGGTTCAAATCGTACCTACGGGCAAGCAAGATAGCCGAGTACAACTAATGCGGGCGGGCAAGCTTCGTCACCTTGTTGAATTGCATAAGCCGGCAACGGCTACCGACGATATCGGCGATAGCCGACCGGTGTTCACGAAAGTAGGCCGGGCATACGCGGAAATCAAGCCGGCAACCGGGGATGAAAAGCTTATTGCCGCGCAGACGCGGGGAGCTGTATCGCACACTATACAGTTGCGATACCACGCAGGGGTTACCGCAAGATGGCGGGTAGTCTGGCGGGGAAGAGTCTTCGAGCTGGGTAGCGCTATAAACGAAGACGAAAGAAACCGCACCGCGATATACGAAGCGGTTGAGCGCACAACGTAATGAATGCCACGAAACTAGCGGTAAAAGGCTTGCGGGGTTTGCAAAAGAAGCTTAACCGCATGCAGAAAGACCGTCATAAAGTGGTTACCCGCGGACTTACGGCGGGCGCTGCGGTAGCGGTAAAAGGTATGAAGCGCCGGGCGAACGTGGAAACCGGGGAGCTGAAAAAGTGGGAAAAGAGCAAGATTAAAAAGTACCGCGGCGGTGAGCAACAAGTTGCGATAATCGGACCGGCCAAAAAAGATGCGGCAAAGGAAGCCGCTAAATACGCGAAACGGGTTTCGGTAGCAACGGCAAAAGGGCGCAAGACGCCCGCGAAACCTAGTAACCGCAACCCAGCTCGATACGGGCATTTAGTGGAAAAGGGTCACCGGATAGTAGATAAACACGGTTTGACCCGCGGGCAAGTAGCCGGAAGCCACTTTATCGAGCGGACAATGCATGAAGACAAAGACGCGATACAGATTGCGATATCGGCCGGGTGCGCTGCGGAGCTGCAAAAACAGGGGCGCGGTTAATGGTAGAGACGGGTCTGGTTAATCTGCTTGCAACGTTGCCGGCGCTTATCCCACTGATAAACGGGCGGGTGTTCGACCGTCAACAAGCGTCTGATGATACCCGCTCTTGCATCGTGTATACGCTACTCTCGCGCCGTCCAATAAAGGACTTACAAGGCGAGACGGGGTTATCCGAAGCGCGATATCAATTGCAAGTGTTCGCGCCAACGCCGAAGGACGTTAGGCGGATAATGTCCGCGCTACACTCTGCGGTAGGTACGAAAACGTCTTTTGCCGGGGTACAATTCCGGTGGTTATGGGTGGAAGACGAGAGCGACGCGATAGACCCCGCGCAAATGGGTCAAGAAATAGGCGATAAATACGGTACGGTGACCGTAACCGTTTGGAGCGAATAACATGGCGATTACAGGCGCGGGCGGAAAATTACAGGTTACGATTGCATCGGTACTAACCGACGTTGCCGGGGTGTACTCTATCAAGGGTCCGGATATCACGGTAGACGCGATTAACGTATCGACGTTGCAATCTACTAACGTGTTCAAAGAGTTTATCTCCGGATTCGGTGACGGCGGGTCGGTTACCCTGGAATGCCGGTATACCGCGGCGCAGTTTTCTACGTTGTACGGTCTTATCCGTGCAACGCAAGTCTGGCGGGTGTTGTTCTCAGACGGTAGCAAGTGGGATTTCAGCGGCTTGCTTACCGCTATGTCTACCGATATCCCGCTAGAGGAAGATGTAACAATGCCTATGACGATTAAGGTAACCGGCAAACCGACGTTCAGTACATAAGGGATAACATGGCAACACTTACAGTTAATACAGTTGACCGCGGCGGTTTTGATCTTGCCGGCGGTTTCGTGGCAACCGCGTCCGGCGGGGATAAGTTCCCGAATACCGGAACGGAGTATGCCGTGTTCAAAAATACGTCTGGCGGTAACATCACGGTTACGCTTGCAATTCAGGCAACCGTGGACAGCCAAGTAGTTACTAATCGCACGGTTACCGTGGCGGCTACGACGGGCATTAAGATTGTCGGTCCGTTCCCAACGTCTACGTATAATGACGCAAATTCGATGGTCAACTTTACGTATTCGACCTCCCCTAACCTCTCCGTCTGCATTTGTCGCAACACAACTAGCTAAGGTGGACTATGTCTCTTAGGGATCAAATCAGGGCGAATAAACCCGCGGACTTCGTTAAGGTGTCCGTACCTGAATGGGGCGCGGACGTGTATGTACGCGGCATGACCGGACGCGAGCGCGACGCGTGGGAAGCGTCAATGCTGGTTCGCACGGGCAAAGGACGGCCGGATGTTAATATGGAAAACGTCCGCGCGAAGCTTGTCGCGCTTACCGCCTGCGATGAACAGCATAACCGAATCTTTACGGACGATGACGCGAGCTGGTTAGGGGATACGGATTGTAAGGCGCTAGACCGTATCTTCGCTGTTGCGCAACAGCTCTCCGGAATTTCAGATAGCGATATCGAGAGCCTAGTAAAAAACTAACCGCGCGGCCGGAGCGCCGCTTTTGGATAGAGCTAAGCTACCGATACGGAATACCCGTTCCGCAACTTCAAACGCTCCTATCGTCTGCCGACTTCGCGGAGCTACTTGCCGAAGAGTTGATAGAGCCGCGCGGAGAAATGCGGGCAGACTTGCGGACGGGTATACTTGCGGCAACCGATGCGAACATACACCGCACGGGCGCAAAGACGTATAAACCGGCCGACTTTATGCCGGACTTCCGTAAGGCGCATGAAGAGAAAAAAGCGCAGACGGTAGACGAAATGAAGGTAATCGCGCAAGCGTTAACTAAGCTTTTTGGTGGAGAGATACTTGGCAACGATAGCGAAAATCGGCGCTAAGCTGGAATGCGATAGCAACGGTTTTCTTAAAGGCATTGCGGCCGGCATCGGCGCGCTAACTGGATTCGTGGGTAAGGTCAAATCCGCGGTGTCCAACGTGCCTTTTATGGGCGCGGCGTTATCCGCGCTTACCGCGGGCGCTATCGCCGCATACCTTGTTCACGTTGCCACGGCTACGATACAGACTACCCGGTTTGCTGAATCCGTAGACTCTTCCACCGAATCTATCGTCTTGCTGCATGAAGCAACCGTAGGGCTTTCCACGTCTACCGCCGACGTAGACGCGGGGTTGCAATCGTTAGGTGGTTTTCTTGGGCGGCTGCAAACTGGTTCGTATCAATCCGCGGACGCGGTAGAGCGGTTAGGGTTAGGGTTTAGCAACCTAGCCAGTATGACTACGGATCAAGCTTTTTTCCGGATTGCGGATAGGCTTTCCCGTATACCGGACGTTACCGAACGGGCGGCGCTTGCGTATTCCGTGTTCGGGCAGGCGGCAAACCGCTTGCTACCGCTGTTATCCGTATCGGCTGCGGAGTTTGACCACGTCCGTACACGGATAGACGCAACCGGGCAAGCGTTTTCAGGCTCGCAAGGTCAACAGCTTGTCGCCGCGGCGGCTAGTCTTGAACGCGCGAAAAACGCGCTAGAGGGTATCGCCCGGCAAATTGTCATCGGGTTAACGCCGTATGTGGAAGCGTTTGGCAACGCGCTAACATCGGCCGGCAACAGCGGTAGACAGTTTGCGTCTGAATTGATTGATGCGTTTGAAGGTATCGCAAAGGCTATCGCACGGCTAAAAGCCGACTGGGAAGACGTAGCGGGAATAGTACGCGGGTTATCGAGATTAAACGGACCGGCGCAAGCTGTCCGCGCGTACCGTTCCTTTTCTGCCGTGCCCACGGGTGAAGATAGCGTATCGGCTTTCTTCCGCCAGCTCCGCGAACGGGCAACACAAGCCGGCGCGGCGGCAAACCGGCTTAACCGTGAAATCGGCGGGGTGAATACCCGGCTTGCCGAAATGTTTCAACGTGCGGGCAACGTTATCCAGCAATCGCGGACACCGTTGCAAACTCTCCGCGAAGAGGTACTAAACCTTAACGCAATGGTAGACGCGGGCGCGATAAGCTGGGAAACGTTCGCGCATGCGGCAACCGCCGCGGCACTGGCATTAGAGCGGGCGCACCACATTAACGACTTGCGATTGCCCGGAGCTGCGGAGTACAACACGCAAGCCGCGCAGAGTATGATTGCGCGGAGTAGCGTGCAAGAGCGGTTGTCGCGCGAAAGACCCGAAGACAGAGTCGCGCGGATACTTGAGCAATCGAGAGATATCGAGCAAAACCAGCTCGCGATACAACGGGCAGTTGCCGCGGAGTTGCGGCGGTTAGTGCAAAACGTTCAAGGTGGGTTAGTAGAATAATGGCGATAGTGTCTTTTATCATTGACCCGCAACGCTCCGGGGATTTTTCCCTGGAACGCAAGGGACCGATTGTAGAGATACAGAACCGCCGTTACCGCAAAACGTTCGTCGTAATTACGGACAGCGTATCCGACGGACCGGCGGTAATCTACGCTAACGCGAGCTGTCCGAAAAACGGAGAGAGTTACGCATACGGCAACGATTCCGATTCGCTTGCCACGTGTACGCGGGTGGAAGCGCAGGCTACCGCGAGTCCGTTTGTCTGGCACGTTGTAGCGGAGTATGACACCGCGCGGATTGTCACCGCGGTAACCGATTCGCCTTTCAACGTACCGCCGGAGATATCATGGAGTTTCCAGCAATGGGAACGGCCGTTTATCCGTGACAGGCGCAATTGCGCGGTTGTGAACAGCGCTAAAGAGATGTTCGATCCGGGTCCAACGGTGGAAGATAGCCGCCCGGTTCTGACGATAAACCGCTTTGAGCCGACGTTTGACCCGCTCATTGCGCAAATGTATCAAGACGCGGTGAATAAAAACCAGTTTGCCGGTGCGCCGTCTGGTTGCGTCAAGATGATGAATATATCCGGTGTCCGGCAAGCGGATATGGGATACGTGTATTACAAGGTAACATACGAACTACAGTTCCGCATATGGGACTCATTCAGTAAGTGGATACTAGATGCGGGTTATCGGGATAAGGACGGAAAAACCTTCCGTGACCCGATAGACCATACGCCCTACGCGAATCCGACGTTACTTAACGGCCGCGGCAAGGCGCGTACATCCGCGGCAACCACGCTAACCGCGGATTGCACGGCAACGGACGGGCGCATTACCGTTGCATCGTCCGCGGATATGCCGCCCGGTCCGGGAACCGCTCCGCACTGGTATTTTCAGATTCGCATTGATGACGAAGTTATGACGGTCACCGGCGGTTTCGGAACGACGATACTAGAGGTTATCCGCGGGGGCGGTAACGCGGTTCATCGGATACTTAACGCGGGTTTCTTTAATTTCAACCC